ACCTGGACGTGGAGGAAGTTGAGATCCTGATGGGTCTGATCCGTGAAGCCCTCGAAGAGCTGGCTACGGGGAAGGAGGCCGCGTGATCACCAGCGACCCGGATGCGCTGACGCGGCAGATCCTGGCGGGGTTCATGCCGCCGCCGCGGCTGAAGCTCAGCGACTACGCGGACAAGTTTGCCGTGATGACCGGCAACGCTGCAGAGAAAGGGCGATGGAGCACCCTCCCATATCAGCGCGGAATCCTGGATGCCTTCACCGATCCAACCGTTGAAACGGTCGCGATCATGAAGTCGGCTCGTGTCGGCTGGACCAAGAAGCTCGGCGTGGTTGTGCAGTACTACAGCCATCAAGACCCGTGCCCGATCATGATTGTTCAGCCGGTGAAGGAGGACGCGGAAGGGTACAGCAAGGAAGAGATCAAGTCACTATTTGAGGATACGCCAGTGTTGCGGGGCTTGTTGTCTGAGAGTAAATCACGTAACACGTCAAGCAATACAATCCTACTCAAGCAACTGGAGAACGGAGCACTAATCGACATTGTAAACGCTGCCAGCGGTCGAAGCTTTCGGCGCAAGTCTCGAAAGGTTGTGCTGTTTGACAAGATCGACGAAGGCGACATAATAAAGCTAGGTCGAAATCGAGCTGACTACTATTGGGACCGCAAGATAGGGCTAGGTGGGACACCAATCTTCAAAGGCGGCAAGACTGAAGAGTGGTTCCTGCGCGGTGATCAGCGGCGCTATTTTGTGCCCTGCCCGTTCTGTCAGTCCTACCAAGTGCTCCGCTGGGAGCAGATGATACGGGAAGGCGAGCACCTAGGACATTACAGATGCGAGAACTGCACAGAGCCTATTCCGCACAGCAAGAAACGCTGGATGGTTGAGCGCGGCGAGTGGCGGCCAACAGCTGTCAGTCAAGAGCCGGGGCTAGTCAGCTTCCACATCTGGGCGGCCTACAGCTACAGCCCTGCGGCTGACTGGACCACCCTGGTGCGGGAGCACTCTGTAGCACTGGACCTTATGAGCAAAGGCGATCCCGACGCAATGCAGACCTTTCACAACACCGTGTTGGGCGTGCCATGGGAAGACGCCATCAGCAGCAAGCTGACCGGCGACGAACTGGCGAAGCGCAGGCAGGACACGACAGCGGGCAACGACTACGCCGACGGCACGGTGCCCAACGGCGTGTTGCTGATCACCGCTGGAGTTGACCGGCAGGGTGGCGACGGCAGCCTCAATGAACGGCTGGTGGTGACCATCTGGGGCTGGGGTCGCGGCGAGGAAGGCTGGCACCTGGGCCATTTCGAGATTGAGGGCGACCCGGAGAACGAGGCCACGCTCAACCAGCTCGACGCTGTCGCGGCCACCCGGTGGCGCCGCGAGGATGGCAGAGAGCTCCGGATGTCTATGGGCGGGATTGATGATGGCGGCGCTCCGTCCTATGAAATGCGGAAATGGTGCCAGGGACGGATTGGGAACTGGGTGCCGATGAAAGGCTCCGGAGCGGTTGGCAAGCCGTTGATCGGCAAGGGATCACCGGTTCAGATTGACAAGAAGAACAAAGCAGTCAGCAAGGCAGGTCGGGCGGTGCTGCTCTACGAGCTGGGCTACGGCGCCTCGATCAAGCAACTCCAAGCCCGCCTGCGGATTGACACACCAGGCCCCGGCTACCTGCACCTAGGGCAGGCGGCGACCGATCAGTTCCTGTCTGAGCTGTTCCCGTGGAAACGGATGCCCGAGCGCAAGGACGGCCAGACCACCTACAGCTGGGTGCTGCCATCAGGCGCCCACGACGAGGGCGGCGACTGCACGAGGATGGCCTACGCCGCGCTTCAGCTGGTGGCCAGGCGCTACAACCGGGCGACTATGTGGGATCAGTTGGAGGCGGGAGCAGGGCGAGCACCGGCGCAGGGCGCTAGGCCACGGACTCAGCCCAAGGCGCGGCGAGCCTCTAGCTTCTGGAAGCGGTAGGATTGCACCATGGCATACACAGCGCAGCAACTGGCGGAGCTTCGATCGGCGCTGGCCGAGGGCGTTCTGACGGTTAGGTTCTCTGACGGTAGGTCAATGACCTACCGCAGCCTGGATGAAATGCTGCAGATTGAGGCGAAGATGGCTAAGGAAGTAGAAGCCAGCAGTCAGTATAAGCCAGCACGGCGGAAATACTTCAGCTTTCAGAGGGCTTGAGTGATGGCTAAGCGAAAGCGAAGTGATCTTGAAAAAGCGCTAAGGATAGCGCAATCTCAGCTGTATATGCAGCAGTTAAGAGCTTACGAAGCTGGCAAGCAATCAAGGCGAAGCGAGAACTGGTATGCGCCGAATCGCGGGCCTAACTCTGATATCCGCGCCGTGTTGCAGAGGATTGTATCGCGGCACCAAGATGCTGTAGATTCTAGCGAATGGGCTAGCAAAGCTATCGTAGTTATTGTTAATAATTGGATTGGAGAGGGAATAATTGGAGAACCAGCAAATAAAAACAAAAAATATGCGCAATTATGGAATAGTTGGGCAGACTCTACAGCGTGCGACTTCTACGGCAAGCTTAACTTTTACGGGCTCCAAGCTTTGGTGGCCCGCACCATTGCCGTGCGTGGTAGCTGCCTGGTTCGCCGTCGCATTGATGAACGGCTGATCTTGAAAGGACTACCACCGCTAACCCTCCAGGTGCTTGAGCCTGACTGGCTTGACATGTCTAAAGACGATGGCGGCAGCATCATATTTGGCAAGGAGTACGATGAAGATGGCAGGCTTAACGGATACTGGATCAGGAAGAATCATCCTGGCGAATCTGACTGGCGGCAATCCCGCTTGGGATCTGATTTAATCCCAGCCTCTGAAATCTGCCACGTCTACGATGTTCGCCGGCCAGGCCAGGCTACAGGTGTCCCCTGGGGCGCATCATCTCTGATGCGACTGCGGGACATCGGAGACCATGAACAGGCGCGGTTGATGCTTGACAAGCTTGCTGCTTGCTGCATGGGATTCATGACGGATGCAGACCCTGATGCTGTAGACATCCGCCTGGATCCCAACAACCCAGACTCAGACGTTCCAACCCTGTTTGAGCGGCTAGAGCCTGGCGCTATAGAGATCTTGCCGCCTGGCAAGAGTATGATATTCAACACCCCCCCACCAGCTGGGAACTTTGTTGAGTTGCAGTGTCATCACTTGCACGCCGTTGCAGCAGGCTATGGCATCACGTTTGAAGCGCTGACCGGAATCCTATCCGAGGTGAACTTCAGCAACGGCCGTATGGGTTGGCTGGAGTTTCACCGGAACGTCGGGCGCTGGCGCTGGAATATCGCTATTCCCCAGCTCCTGGATCCGGTTCACGAGTGGTTTGCCATGGCAGTGGCATCCACCGGCATGGCGCAACGGATCGCGCCGCGGATGATCTGGACCCCGCCGCGGCGGGAGATGATCGACCCGACCCGCGAAATTCCCGCTCTGGTGGCAGCGGTCAGGGCCGGGTTCATGAGCCTCTCCGAGGTTCAGCGCAGCCTGGGCTATGTCCCCGATCAGGTGATGGAAGAGCTGGCCAAGGATCTCCAGCGGGCTCGCGATCTTGGCATTGCCCTGACGGTTGACGCCAAGCTCATGTCTGGCTCTGGCGTCACCCAGGCCAGGCCCGCGGGATCAGAGATTCCTGAGCCTGATTCTGTAGCGTTGGATCCGGTAACATAACGCCATGAATCAGGATTCGGCTGCCACTGTCAAGACCCTCGCAACCGTCACCGGTGAACGGGCCTGCCAGCGCATGGCCCTCCTGGCGCCCTCCAGCTGGGATGAAGCGACGCGCACGGCCACCATCGTCATCAGCACCGATGCCGATGTAGGCGACGGCGTCCGCCTGCTCCATAGCCGGGAAGCCATCCGCTGGCCAGGCCGGCCTTTGCCTGCGGACATTGACCACGCTCGATCCTCCGCCTCTGTCTGGGGCGCGATCACGGCGCTCGACCTGGGCCCGACCGAAACCGGCGCTACGGCGCTGATCGGAACGGTTCAAGTTGATGGCCCACCTGATGCTATGGCGGTGGCGATCCCTCGCCTCCGCTCTGGCTCAGCGCGGTTCAGCGTCGATGCTCGGGTCTACGGCTGGGATCCTGCAGGGCCCAATCAGCCTTTCGATCTGGCGACAGATTGGGAGCCCGTGGCCGTCTCCCTGGTGGTTGCTGGCCAGGACCCCGCTGGCGTGATGCGCACGGCGGACCCGTCAGCGCATGACGCCAATCATCAACCCTCACCGGATTCCCCCCCGATGACTCTCCCCAATGATCAGGCCGGGGGCGACCCGGCGACCAACCCTCCTGAGGACCAGACCGTGACCACTCCCGCCGCTGCTCCGGCTCCTCCCGTCCCTGCGGCTGAGCCTGCCGGCGATGAGGTTGCCCGCGAGCTCCACATCCGTCGCGCCGCTGGTGCTGCCAGCCTGACTGAGGCAACCGTGCAAGACCTGATCCAGCGAACCACTGGCAAGGATCTCCCAGCTGTGATGGTTGAGCTGGCGCGAGCTACTCGCCTGTCGGTGGAGGCTACGGCTCCCACAGCAGCTGGCCACCCTGCGCGGGTAGAGGTGACCCGAGACGCTGGGGATACCCTGCTCCGTGGGTTCCAGGAGGGCATTGATGCTCGCTGCCGTGCTGTTACTGAGCCCACCGAGCTGGGCCGGCAGTATCGCCGCATGACCACGCGCGAGATGGCGGCTGAGTATCTGGAGACTTTCCGGGGGCTGAGCCGTTCTGACATCCGCATGATGGGCGTGTCGGAATTGATTGAGCGTGCCTTCCACACGACCAGCGACCTCCCTAACATTCTGCTAAACACCGCGAATAAAACCCTTTCGCGTGGCTACGCAGATGAGGTTCAAACTTGGCGACCGCTGGCCAATCAGTCTGACAATACAGACTTTAAGCCTAATTATGTGGTTCAGTTGAACGCCAGCATTGTTCCCGAAAAAATCCTTGAAGATGGTGAATATAAATTTGGAACAATGAGCGATGGGAAAATTACCTATCAGCTTTCGACCTATGGCAAAGGTCTCATGATCAGCCGTCAAGCGTTGATCAATGATGATCTATCTGCGCTAGATCGCTTGCCTGCCAGGCTTGGCTCCGGCTGTTCACTGCTTGAGTCAAATCTAGTTTGGGCATTGCTTACCGATGGCGCGAATGGCGCAACGGTAAGTCTTGACAACCAAGCCCTGTTTGCTAGCGGCCACAACAACACTGGGACTGGCGCTATTGGGGTGACTGGCATTGATGCTGGCGTTACCAAGTTGCTTAAACAAACATCTCCGGATGGAATTGTTCTTAACCTGCCAGCCGCTTTTTTGATTGTCCCTCCCGAACTGCGAACCCCAGCGCTTCAATTCCTGTATCCAACGGGGTACGCTCCTGCTGCCATCACTGGCAACGCTGGCGTCAACCCGTTTGCTGGCGCAATGCAACCGATTGTTGAAGCTCGCCTTTCTGCTGACTCCACTGCAATGTGGTACATGGCAGCCAGCCCAACCCGAGTTGATATGATTCAGTTCGGCTACCTGGCTGGTGAAGGCGGGCCAACGATCACGACCACTGAGAAGCGCAATCCTGACGGGGTTGAGATGCTGGTTCGCCATGATTTCTACTGCACCCTGGCAGACCATCGCGGTTTCTACCGCTCCACTGGCGTTTGAGCCAGTTGACCACCGGCCGGCAGTGCCGGCCTTTTCACTATTCACCAACGGAGGAACCCCGTGAAAAACTGGATCCAAGAGGGCGAATCCCTCACTCTCACTGCTCCCTATGACGTTGCATCTGGCGGTGGTGCGCTGATCGGAGCAACGTTTGGCGTGGCTTCCAGTGACGTCCTGAGCGGTGTTGAAGGAGTCTTCCAGCTTGAGGGCGTTTACACCCTGACCAAAAGCACCGCTGCCGGCTCTGGCGGTGCGCAGGGTGCGCGTGCCTACTGGATCGCGGCCACCAAACTGATTACCGCTTCAGCCTCTGGTAATACCCTGATTGGTGTATTCACGGCAACTTGCGCCGATGGCGATTCAACCTGCACGGTTCGCCTTAACGCTTCGTTCTGATGGGCTGGGCAACTCTCTCGGCTGCGGCTAATCGAGTTGCCTACAACAGGCTGGGCAGTGTCGGCGTCACCGCTGGCACTGTCACTGGCCGGGGCTTTCTGCGAATGCCCAGCGAGTATGTCCACAATGAGAGAGTGATTACCGATGAGTATGTCTTGCAAGCTGAGACAGCGCTCTTCGGAACCCTCGGCTACAACGACAGCATCACGGTTGAAGGCGCTGCCTATACCGTCAGGGAGCAACCGCTAAAGGTTGATGATGGGACCTTTTGCCTGGTGTTGCTGACAAGGAATGACATCATCCCAGCCGCGGCCGAAAACCTCACAACCATCTCTGGCATCAACATCACCACCATCCTCGGCGTCCCCATACTGGCCCTCCCATGACCACCTCGATTACCAGCCTGGCCAGCGCCACCCTGCCTCTCACCGGCACCGAGCGAGTGCCAATGGACCAGACGGTCGGAACCGCCATTGCAGCCTCTGCCCTGGTGGTGGGCACTGGCTATCGGATCGAGACCGTGGGGAGCACCAACTGGCAGGCGTGCGGTCTGCCGGCTGGGGTGACGGCAGCGGCGGGGCTTACGTTCGTGGCCTCGGCGGTAGGCACGGGGACGGGGACGGCGATCGAAACGCGGACGGTGGAGACCACCACCCAGGCCATCGCCGATCTGTCCGGCGCTGCGGCGGGCACAGACCTGAGCTACGACCCGGCCACCCGACTGCTGAGCAGCAGCACGGGTGGGGATGTCACCCTGCCGCTGGTGTCGCCAACAGAGGCAGGCTTGCTGAGTGCGGCTGGCTGGCTCAAGCTCGATTCAATCACGATTGACCGGGCTACGCTGACCGTTGCGCCAGTTCGGAACAACTCCGGCGCCAGCATCGCCAAGGGTGTGCCGGTCATCGTCACCGGATCAAGTGGCACCATCAAAACCATTGCGCCAGCTGATGCCAGCACAGAGGCGACGGCTGCCAACACGCTGG